CCTACACTAAACTCAGTACCATCGTCAACACTAATTACTGTGTCTCCGATAGCAGCCGAAGCGTCATCTACTAGTGAAGCAAGACCTGTGTCGCCAGTTTTTTGTTCAAATGCTAAAGCACTTGGACATGTAGAAACTAATAAATTGTTTCCCCATGCGCCGGCTGTTCTTGCTGTGAAAGTTCCTGTGTTTAAAGAACCATCAGCGTAGTTGTCCCGGTAGTCGTCTATATTTTTAATTAATGTAGATGAACCACCTGTATTTGCGTTTACTAAACCAGTATTGTTAGCTCGTACTACTCTCAAAGAGTTAGAGTATGCTAAGAAGTTAGCAGCTGAAAAAAACCACTCAAACGTAGTTGAGTCGGGTTTTCCAAATGTGTCTACCAATTCTTGCTCACTAGAAATTGCCACAACATCATCAACTGGACCTTTAGCGAATTGACCCGCTGCTGCCCCTATTGATGTTGATACGGCAGGAATGATTCTAGTTAAATCTCTTTCCTGTACGAGAACACCTGGTGATACTTGAAATGCCATAAGGTTTCTCCTAATTTTTTCTTATTATTTCGTCATTAATCGTAAGTTTTCTTACGCCCATAGTCAAAACTTTTTATACAGATATTTATAAGACCATTAACTTACAGTCCTTTTCGTGTAACAGGATGCCATACTGTACCATATTCATCTGAAAATGGTTGTTCTTCGTCTGGTGTACCATCATCTATGAAACCAAATGGTGCCATATCTTGTTCTATTAGTTTTTCTTGTTCTATATATAATTGATTTCTAACGTTTGTATTGGTCATTTCTTTAAAATATGCTTGATTAGATAGCCAACCAAATATAATTAAACATGTAATTAAGTCATCATTACAACCGTCTTCAGCTTGCCAACTAGTACCTCTTCTACTAAAAGTTGACATTTCTTCTATAATATTAAAATCGTTAATAATTAACTTATCACTTTCTACTAACGTTTTAAAGTTAGAACAACCTAGTTTTTTAATCTGTTTAGTCATTCTAACACCTAGTGATGTACCTCTACCACTAAATTGAGCACCAAGTAATTGACCTGCTCTACCTCTTTGAGTTGTCATTAATAAATTATCATACTCTATTTCAAAATGTAAAGCGTCTGATACTTGTTGTCCTAAATCATTGACTTCAACTAAAAGATGAGCAGTGTTATATGCTTTAGCAATTTTAGATATGATATTAGGAAAAACATATGGTTTGATTTCATTGTTTCTATATTTTGCTACAACTCTGTAAGGCATTTGTGTAACATCAAATACAACAAATGCTGAGTAATCTTTTATAGTACCTCTTGCTACATCAACTGTACAAACATAAGTATGATTCTTTATAGGTCTCTCGTAAATATCAACACTTGCGTTTGACTCAATAGGTGTTTTATGAGCTAAAGTTTTAATTTTTGATGGTGATATTAAAGTATCTATACTACCTAAAAACTCACATTCAAACTCAGACTGAAACTGCTCAGGACTTGTATTTCTAATAGTTGCTTCTTTCCATTCTTCATCTCTACCAGGAACTTCACTCCAATGTACTTCTATCGGTATGTAATCATTTCTTCCACTGTCAGCATCCATCCATAATTTATAGTACATGTTCATTCCGTGAGGAGTAGATACAATAACCATTTTTGTTTTTTTACCAGATGAAATTGTAGGATAAACTGAACTGAAAAACTGTTCAGCAATATTTGCTGGAACGAAAGCAAACTCATCAAGGAATATAATGTTATATGAACCTCCTCGAATAGCACTTGAAGATGTGGCAGCAGCAACTATGGTTGATTTGTTTTCTAATTCAATATTACCTTTATTCCAGTTAAGTACACCTTGTTGTAACCACTTAGGTAAATTTTCATAAGCAAGTTGTAGTCTTCCTAATATGTCTCTAGCAGTAGAACTTTTGTTGGCAAGTATAGCAATATTTGAATTAGGATTAAACAACGCATAATGTAATAGATAAGAAATAGTTGTTGTTGATTTACCTGACTGTCTAGGCAGTTTACAAATAGTAAATCTATTTTCGTGTATTGTTTTTACGATACGTTTTTGAAAGTCATACATTTTAAAAGGTATAAGACCCTCATCAAGTGATACAATCTGTACATAAGTTTCCATAAAGTACAGAGGATCATTACTACACTTTTGATATTCTAATATCTGTTCTTTAGTAAACTCTTGTGGAGTATTTACTTTTTTTAAATTAGGGTTTCCTAAATATGCGTCACTCATATGTTTTACTTAAAGTTAATAACTACTGAACATCTTTTATCAAATAAATTAGGATGACCAGCAGCATGTAATATTGGCTCTTTAAACCAAACTAATCTACCTCTTTTAGTTTCAATTCTTTTTTTAACATTATCAGAATCATCTTTACTAAACAAAAACAAATCACCATCACAATGATTTACATAATAAATTAAAGTTTGATGTTCTTCGTCTAAGTCAATGTGAGGTATTGAATAAGAATTATTACTCATTTTATTATTTGAAAAAACTAAATTTGCTTTCATTCTTAATACTTGATAATGATTGTTACCTACTTTATTACAAAAGTTAGTCCACACCATTAATGCTAGATTAGCGTAATCAGAATTTACTTTATTACCCACTGTAAAACCATGAGTAAACTGATCATTGTCATATAAATTTTTCTCATCATTTTTAAAATACTTGTTACCTGGATAAACTGTATGTTTATTGTAGTACCACGGAAAAGTCTCATTAAATAATCCATTTTCTAAATTGTCTCTATCATTATGATCTAAAAAGTTATCATAAATTTTTATAATTCTTCCGTCTTCATCTTTATCTTTATTTTTTGTTACAACAGATACAACATCACTCATTTATTATTACTCCTTCAATATGTGTACACCCTAGTTTAATGGCGGTAGTTATTCTTTGACTACCCTTTAATACAACTAAATCTTTTTCTTTATATTTCACACCTACAGCACCGAATCTAGGCACTTCACTTATTTTTCTTTTTTCTATTTCGATAGGATCATTCATAATACCCTTATTATATATATCTTTTATAATACCAGTATTATATTCTAAGTAATAATTGATAAATGATAATTTACTTATCTGAAACGTCTGTTTCTTTGGGTGTGATGTTTTTGCTTTTAATATTTTCATTTTTTAACATTTTCTGTAATTCAGCAGTAGAACCTACAAACAAAGCATTTTTAATTTGTGCGTTTGCTGTTTTAGGCAAATCTTTTAAATCTTTTAGTTTCTTTTGTAAGTCTTGTAATTTATCTACTGTTTGACCTACTTGTCCTATCAATTGACCAGCAACTTCATATGCTCTAGGGTGTTGACCCTCTCTCGCAATATCTAATATACCTTCAATTGCTTCTTGTCCTCTTTCAATAAGATTATAATAGTTTTCTCTACTATATTTGTAATCATTATCTACATCTGGACTTTCTTTTTTTTCTACTCTAGGTACAGCAGGTTTAAATTCTTTTTGAACAACTGGTTGTTTACTATCTATACCTAATATCTCATTCATTGTATCTTCTAGTTTTGTCATATTATTCATCACTATCTGTTGTCACGTTATATTTTTTGCCATCTTCAAAGAAATCTATTGAAGTTGTAAAACCGAAATCATCATCTGCGTTAGCAGTTGTAGGACTAGGTGTTACTGTAATTCTTTCTTCTCTTGTTTTATTTGTTGTATCTGTATTTGAATATAAATCAGACTGAACTGTTTTAATAACTTTTTGAGTATTAGACGGTCCATATAAGTACATTTTAGCTGTAAAATTTAATGTATAGATAACGGATCTTCTTTGTGTGAAGTCACCATTATAAGTGTCTTCATAAGTAACAGTATTTAAAACTACTGGCACGTCTCTCTTAATACCCAATTCAGGTATTACATTTACAGTTACAGTAAAGTCAGGTTGAAAATAAGGTAATATTTGTTCTATTACTTGTAAACCTGCCTCAGCACTCGCTGTGAAAGAATATAAATTGTAAGATATATTATATGGTACAGGTGAGAAATTATAATCTAATATTTTACCATCTGTATCTGATTTTACTTTTTTAAATTTTTGTGTTCTAGTTAACTTTCTACTTGCGTCATAAGTAATACCAGCAATATCAAAACCCATACGAGGTAAAGTAATAGCAAACTCTCTATTATTTAAACTTGATTGTTGATCTAATCTGACTAAAAACTTTTCTTTAGGACCATAAGCTAATGGCACTTTAATTGATTGAACAACACTACCATTACTATCTTTTCTTTTGATTTGTATATTGTTAAAGATTTGACCGAATCCTACAGTCATTCTTCTCATACTTTCGTTGTAAAAATATGTTCCTAACATTAAAAGTCTACCTCTCCGAACGGATTACGTTCAGTAAAATCTAATATGTCATCTGCTGTTGATGATGTGTCAAAACCAGCTTGAGCGTCTAAATCATTATTACTAGCATAAGTTGATTGAGTTTGTAAGTTATATGTTTCTAGTATTAGATAATTATTTTCGGATGAAGCACTATCGTTTTCTA